ACTGACGGAACGCATACTTATATTGTAGGTAATAATTCAGCCGCAGGTCATGGGAGCGGATTACTCTTTGGCATTAACACAGCGACACCAGTAAACCGTCTAGGTACACCTTATGATGGGTTTATGAACCTTGGCGTGGCTGGCAACCGCTTCAAAGACCTCTACCTCTCAGGCGGTGTAGTCTTCGGCGATGCTGGCGGCACTGGTACGTCATCAAGCAATTCCTTGGATTCGTATGAGGAGGGGACTTGGACCGCTGGGTTTGCTTTTACGGGGGCTTCTGTTGATATTGCTTACGGCTCTCAAACTGGCTTTTACACAAAGGTTGGTAATCTTGTGACAGTTCAGTGTAATATGAGGTTAACATCCAAGGGTTCATCGGCTGGCGCAGCTAGAATTACAGGACTACCATTTCCAGTTCAAAACACTACTGGCGCTCAGCCTGCTGGGAATTTACACTTTTCCAATATTCTTATCACAGGTATGGTAACAGCGTATTCAGATTTAAATCAAACAACTATGAATCTACGTAAAATTTCAGACGCAGGAGCTAATGATTCACTAAAAGATACAGACTGTGCGGATGATACTAACGTAATAATGACTATGTCATACAGAGTTTAATTAACCCTGTTGGATTACAGGGTCGGACAGTCCAAACCATAAAGGAGATAAAATATGGCAAACGGTGACATAACAAAAGTAATAGAGTACGACAAAATAGAGGTTGCAAGTTCTTGGAACATCCAAGTTCGCAAAGCAACTAAAATCATGGAAGAGGGTTCTTCTGGCGCACTGACTGAACTAAGTCGTGGGTTTCACCGGCACGTTCTTCAGCCGTTCACTTCATCAAAAGCTGACAATGGCACATGGACACACACAGCCACAGACATCTCTGGTGAAGCTGCACAAGTGCAAGCCATTGCTAATGCTGCTTGGACTACTGATGTTAAGGCTGCATACAAAGCAATGCGTGAAGCACAGGAGGTTTAATTATGGCCGGAATATACACTTGGACTATCCCAACACTTGAACACGAGATTGCTGACGGTGGTGTCTATGTTGCTCACTGGCGGGCGAATGGCGTTGATGGTGAATACTCAGCATCTAGCTATGGCACTTGCAGCTTCACCTATGATGTATCAGACCCAGACTTCACCCCGTATGCTGATTTAACTGAAACTCAAGTCCAAGGCTGGATTTGGGAAGAGGTCAATCAGGCGGATACAGAAGCTGCAATTGCGTCAAAAATCAACTTGCAGCAAAACCCAACGACTGCCAATGGAATACCTTGGGCAGCATAACTTAGAATAGGAGATCACAATGGCTGAGAAACAAACAAAAACCATTACGATTGACGACAAAGAATACACTGAAGACCAACTAACGGAAACGCAGAAAATTATGATTAATCATCTGGGCGATTTGGATAGAAAGATCAATTCGACGCAATTCAACTTGGATCAGCTTCAAGTCGGGCGGCAAGCGTTTCTGGAAATGCTGCAAAAGTCTTTAGTTGAAGACATCGAATAAGCTCTAAACACACCAAAACGGAGGGCAGCAAACGCTGCCCTTTTGCGCATCTACGGTTATGTGCTATAATGCGCCAATCGCGCAAACAGAATGAGGATTTCATGGCTCTGCTAAATTTAGAAATTCCGGCTGGCGTTTTTCGCAACGGCACCGACTTGCAGAGCATGGGCCGCTGGCGCGATGCAAACTTGATTAGGTGGATTGATGGAACCATGCGACCAGTTGGCGGATGGCGTACCAGATCAGACACGGCAACCGCAGCCAAACAGCGCGGCATGTTTACGTGGTCAGATAATAGCAGCGACCGCTGGATCGCTGTTGGCACATATAACAAGCTTTACGTTTATAACAGCGCAGGCACGCAATCCGATATTACGCCCAGCGGTTTGACGCCGGGCCGCGAAGACGCCATCGCTTTCACTGGTTATGGCGGCGGTAATTACAGCTCATACGCGTTCGGCATTGCGCGCCCCGACACAGCGCGCATTCAGCCCGCAACGTCTTGGGCATTACAACCGTGGGGCGAATATCTGCTGGCAAATAACGCTGATGACGGCAAGCTGTACGAATGGCAGCTAAACACCGCAGTCGTTGCGGCGCAGGTTGCAAATGCACCAGTCAGCAACCGCAGCATTGTCGTAACAGATGAACGATTTGTGATGTGCTTGGGCGCTGGCGGCAATCCGCGCAAAGTCCAATGGTGTGACCGCGAAAACAACACGCTTTGGACGCCTGCCGCTACGAACGAAGCGGGCGATTTGGAATTGCAAACAAACGGTCAGATCATGGCGGGAACGAATGTTCGCGGTCAAACGCTGATATTAACCACGACAGACGCTCACGTTGCAAATTATGTTGGCCCGCCATACGTTTATGGCATTGAACGCGTTGGCAGCGCTTGCGGCTTGGCCGCGCATCTGGCGTACCAAAATGTTGACGTTGGATGCTTTTGGATGGGCGTTCACGCGTTTTACGGATACACTGGCGGCGGTGTTCAGGAATTGGTTAGCGATGTAAGCGACTACGTTTTTAACGACATCAACCGCGCCCAAATTAGCAAAGCGTTTGCAATGTCAAACGGCAATTATGGCGAAATATGGTGGTTTTATCCGTCAAGCGCGGCAACAGAAAACAACCGATACGTTGTTTACAACTATGTGGAGAACACATGGGCTATTGGATCGCTTGACCGCACCGCAGGCCACGATTCTGGCGCTTTCCGTCAGCCCATGATGGCCAGCGCGACTGATCTCAAAATATATGAGCATGAAATCGGGTTTGAGTATGACACCTTATCGCCATTCGCGGAAACAGGGCCAATTATGATGGGTGCGGGAGATCGCGTCATTAGCGTTGTGGAAATGATTCCCGACGAAAAAACGCAAGGCGATGTAAACGCCACGTTTAAAACGCGTTTTTATCCAAACGGGACGGAGCGCAGTTACGGGCCGTTCGGAATGTCCAACCCAACCTCGATGCGCTTTACTGGCCGTCAAATCAGAATGCGTGTTGATGGCGCGCGGCTGTCAGATTGGCGCGTCGGCATTAACCGACTAGACACCATAGCGGGCGGGCGCAGATGACGCAGCAGCAGCAGCGCGCACCGCAGCCGCACGGCGAAGACTGGAAAGCTTGGGGCAGGCGCTTAATGCTTTACTTGGGCCAAACAAGATCGCCATTGGTGCAGCAAACAGGCGGCGAAAGCGCCGCCGAAGACGGCGTTTTAATGTGGGATCGTGTAAACAAATACCCCGTTGTCAGTAAAAACGGGGAATGGCGACAAATTGTTCTTGAGGATGGCCACGCAGACTTCATACTTACTTCAGACGTTACCCCGGCTTTGGCCAATACAGCATATAAACTAACTTATGACGCCCCAACGGGAAACAGCGGAATTACGCAAGGGACGCCAGCGTCTCGCATTGTGGTTGCAGAAGCGGGCGAATATGTGTTTTCTTTTTCAGCGCAGGTTTCGTCAACGTCAGCCAGCACTGTGCATTTTTATTTCTGGCCAAGCATAAACGGGACCAATGTTGATAATAGTGCAATGGCTACCGCGTTACATCAAAACAACGCAACGCTGGTCACGTCGCGCACGCAAATATTCACTTTAGCTGCTGGCGATTACTTTGAAGTCAATTACATGATTGACAGTACAAGCGGGTTTATAAACTACACCGCTGCGGCATCCCCAGTGCCGGCCATACCGTCCTCAACTTTAGCAATTACGAGGCTTCATGGATAAGGAAATTGAGCGCTGCAAGCCGTGGATTGAGGCCGCGCTTGAATATTCTGGCGGAACGCATGATTTTTCTGATATTCACGACGGTTTGCAAAAAGGCGTTATGCAGCTTTGGCCAACACCACGGGGGTGCATAGTGACTGAGATTGTGGTATATCCCCGAAAAAGAATGTTAAATGTGTTTCTTGGCGGCGGTGAATTGGATCAGATTTTGGATATGCACGACGATGTGATTAACTGGGCGAAGGAGCAGGGATGCTCTGCGCTGACCATGACGGGTCGTTTTGGCTGGAAGAAACCATTGAACGTGCACGGCTGGAAGCAGCAGCACGCTTCATATGTAAAGGAATTTGAATAATGTCAGGCGGCAAAGGCGGATCAACAACAAGCAGCGTTACGGTGCCCGAATATATCGAAAAAGCGGCGCAGCGGAACTTAAACAAAGCGGAGCGAATTAGCCAGATTGGCTACACTCCATATTTTGGCCCAGACGTTGCTGGATTTACGCCCATGCAGCAATCGGGTTTCCAGAACACGGCAGACGTGGCGGGCGCGTTTGGCATGGCAGCGCCAGTAACGCAGCAGGATATTATGGGCGGTATGGACGCCCCAGAAACATATGCTGGCGGCGTGAGCGGCTATAGTTCAGCGCCAATGTACCAGCAATCAATTGACGAGCTTGCGGCACAGCGCCCCGGCCAGCAGTCATATATAGACAGCTTTTTCATTGACCCGTATTCGGGAGAATACGCAAATCAGCCGACAGATTACACGGAATATGGCACGATTGCTGACCAAACGACAGCGCAGCAAGCTAACGATCTCGCCATTGCGCAAGCGCAGGCTGGCGCAGGGCCGCAGAATGTCAATTACAATGTGTCATCAATGGCTGCAAATCCAAATCTTTCAACCCAGCCAAATGCTGAAATTTTTGACGAAACACCTTCAAACATCCAAAATTCTCAGCAAATTCTTGGCACTGACCCGTTGAACCCAAATTACAATAACGCCTTTGAGGACGTTTACAACTATCAATCGGAGCAGGCTGTTATTGACCCATACGGTCAGTCAACTGGTTTCGGCATTACTCCAGAGATTATTGAAGCTACTGGCGGAGCTAGTGCTTGGGTGCCGGGGGCAAACGATCAGGCAAGTTCTCTCATTACTAATCCTGCTGAAGGCATCGAAGACACTTCTATGGCCAGCGCGGGTACTCAGTTTGCAAACGACATTGGAGAAAGTTTTACCGGAATTTTATCAAATACGATACCCGGTCAAATTTTGATGGATGATACTTACAATGTTGGCGGCGTAAACAATCCAATCCAAACGCCAACTCTTGCAGAAATGATTCAGAACGCGCCAGATGGTATGCAATACGACCCGGCATCGGGCAGTTATACAGCGGTTACGCCTTCCGTTGCAAACGCTGGTGTTGATATTGTCCCGGTGAGCAACGACGGAGAAGGGCCGGGTATACTCAGTCAGGACATCGCGGGCGTTATAACCTCGCCAAGACCGCCTGTGCGCGATTCGGACAATCGCTCTGGCGACGAACCGGATGCTACTGTTTTGTGTACAGCATATTTCAATATGGGCTATTTGCCGCGCGATATATTTGAGCTTGATGGTCTTTATGGGATTTCGCTTTATCAAACAGAGCCAAAGCTGGTCGTGGGCTATCGGATATGTGCAACGCGAGCTGCTAACTTTATACAGACTGACTCGATTTCAGCTAAAGTTGTGCGCGCAGCGTTGTGGCCGTTTGTGAAGTCATGGGCCGAGCAAATGGCGCATGAAATGAAGCCAAATGAATATGATGGAAACTTTGCAGGCAAGGCGATCATGTCAATAGGCATCCCATTTGGTCGATTTATGGCGTCATTATTTTTGAATAAACCTGCTACAAAGGAGGCTTTCTAATGGCACAAGGCGGCGGATCAGGCGGAAAAGGCGGAGGCGGCGTTGTCCCGACACCGACCACAGAATCGAGAGGCTTGTTCGGGGGTCCGTTTGCAGCACAGATCGCAGCACCGATCCCAGCACCGATCACAACACAGATCGCAACACCGATCCCAGCACCGATCGCAACACCGGTCATGCCACCGATCCCAGCACCGATCGCAACACCGATCCCAGCACCGAGGCCGCCCTCATTATACCATGAGATCATGCCACCGATCCCGGCACCGATCCCAGCACCGATCACAGCACAGCCGGGGCAATACGCTCCAATGACCCCGCAAGGTGATTTTAACGTAAACCAAGCAGCCGCAGGCTCGTTGCAACAAGGCATCGGGGCAACGCAACAGGCGCTTGGCTTCGCGCCGCAGCAAATACAAGCGCAAACTTATGAC